TGAAAATTGAAGAGCTTAAAGAAAAAGCAGATAAAGTATTAGATCAATGCAGCGGGTGGTCAAGTTCTACAGACGGATCGTATGAAGCCTGTTTATCTCATTGTGGGTACTATGCTATACTAGATGACATTTCTAAAATTGAACAGGGTCGAGAAGATGAGATTTTATAACGTAGATGAGAGTGAATTAAGGGCTCAAAAGTATAGAGCCTACGGTGTATTAGTAACGGCATTACTTATCGCTTCTATAGTACTTAACTTAACTGTATTGGCACATTGCTAGAACTGTATGGCTAACAAGAAAACAAATAAACAAAGATCTGAAGTTTTTGTAGTTGTGATTAAATTGCCATTAAAGAATCCATTTCGCGCATGTGAGAGAAGTTATGGGTGATCTAATAGATAGAGCAAATGATCAAGCACAACTGATCTTAGAGAAACAAATAGAGATGGCAAAAGGTACTAAATTAGATATCTTTTCTAATGAATCAGGCCAGTGCTGGTCTTGTGACAGCCCTATATCGGATGGTAGGCGATGGTGCAGCAAAGAATGTTGCGAAGCTGCTGAGAGAGATGGTTGGTGAATTGTAAAATATGGTATGATATATCCGTGCCTAGACTTAGCGGTTGAATAATGAATTGAGCGTTCATCGGCACAAACCTTTTAGCTCATAATCTTACTCAAGGATTGTCAAATGATAGAACTTAACCAAGAACGTTTAAAAGAATTATTACAGTACGATCCAGAAACTGGTATTTTTACCAATCTTACGCAAAGGGGTAAGGTGAAAAAAGGTGCTATTGCTGGGAGTAAGTATTCTAACGGTTATATTTACATAGGAATTAACCGTAAACGATATCGGGCGCATAGACTTGCATGGCTATACGTCTACGGAGAATTCCCAGCAAATCAAATTGACCATATTAATGAAATTAAAGATGATAATAGAATAGTTAATTTAAGAGTAGCAACTAATTTAGAAAATCAACATAATGTATCAAGTTTACAAACGAATAATACATCTGGATTTAGAGGTGTTTTTTGGCGTAAAAACCGTAAAAAATGGAAAGCGATCATTTACCTCAATGGTAAACAGAAACATCTAGGTCATTTTGACACTGCTGAAGAAGCTTATGAATCTTATCTTAAAGTTAAAAAAGAATTGCACCCATTTTGGAAAGAGAAAGTTGCATGAGTGTGCTGAAATGGCTGAGAGGAGTGGTTGGTAATGGACAGAGAAGATCGAAAAATGACTAGAGAAGAGGCGCAACAAGTATTGGATTTGTTAGCACCGGGATTTAAACTACCGCCTCCTCGTACTGAAGAAGAATTTTTAGCGGCTACACGACCAATAAATTTTGAGTTAGAAGAAGAAATGACCAAAATACATGGCGAAACAATAATGAATTTATATAAGCTATACAAAAAAGAAAAAGCTTTGAAAAATGATATGGCCTAACTTTTATTTTCCACCTATAAACCTTTGGAGTTATCCCAATATGATAAACGAAGAAACGCATGTAAAACCTGTATGGAAACCTAAAGCAGATGCTATGCAAGTAGGAGGCGACCACTATAAAAAAATGGGCATCCAACCTTGGGAGCTTATGGAAATAACTTTAACTAAAGAGGAATTTATAGGTTATCTCAAAGGATGTATTATCAAATATGCAATGCGTGATGGTAAAAAAGAAAATGCGCATGATGATGCGGACAAAGCTAGGCATTACAAAGCTAAACTTGTTGAGGTATTAAAAGGGAGGGATTGAATGATGGCGACTGAAGACGTATTAGAACGTTATATAGTAGAGTTAAAAGCTGAGATCGCCGAGTTGAAAAAAGATGCGTATCGATATAGGTTTATACGCTCAACCGTTGTTGATGAGGATCATACATCTGGTTATGACAAATCTGTCGATGAACATATAAGGAAAAGAAATGCGAGCCTTCATTAGGAAGTGGTTTACACCTCCCCATGTATGTACAAAGTTCAGACAATATTATGGTTTGAATTTAAAAATTTGTGATGAGTGTAAAAAAGAAAGCCCTTTGTGGGAAGCAAATATAATTAAACACCAACGATAATAACTGAGATCAATACAATGAAAGTAATATTAGAAAATTATACAGACCCTATGTTAATAGGGAAATACGCAGGTGTATGCTATGGGCGTGAAGGACAGGATGAGAAAAGATTAAAACATATAATAGATGTTGGACACCTAAGTTGCCTGCGTTTTGGTATGGCTGTTTTTAAGATTGAAGGAATCAGTCGAGTATGTCTTGCCCAACTAACCAGAAGTGTGCACCTATCTTATCTAGTACGTAGCTCACGTTATTGTGATGAAGCTGAAGCTGAGTTTATATTACCTGAAGCTGTTGAGAAATATTATGATGCTATGGATGGATATTTGTTTGAGGCTAAAGCTTTATATAAACACTTACGTTTATTGGGTGTATCTAAACAAGATGCGCGATATATCCTCCCACAAGCGCAAGAGACAGAGCTTTACGTATCAGGTAACTATCAGGCTTTTGTTGACTTTATTAAGCTTAGATCAAGTAAATCAGCCCAAACTGAGGTACGCGAAGTAGCCTTGGCAATAGAGAAAGAGTTACAGCAAGTAGCGCCTATAATCTTCGGAGAAGCACAATGAGCATAACACTAAGAGACAATGTTCTTATACGTAATCGTGATCTAATCAATGGTTTGGTGTGGATAAGTCAAGGGTTTGAAGATGAGGAAGAATTTGATGAAGAGATATTTGTATTACAGACATCTGCTGCAAGGATAATTACTCTTAACAGGGCAATATGTTTCTTTTTCACAGGGTTCATTGTCTCTAACGCATTCTGGATCTATAACTACTTATCCAATTAACCTAAAAGGTTAACCTCACAGTGATGAGCTGTGAGGCCTTGTGTACTAATCTAACTCTTCTTCATCTGCTCCCAACTCTGGGATCTCACTCTCAATCTCATAAACATTCTTACCTAACATTTGGCCCCTAGTGTTAGTGTACTTAGCCCTTTCTTTTCCTTTTAGAGAACTGAGAATTGATTTGGCTGAGACACCTGCACCAGGATGTCTTTCTGCAAATTTAACAAGTGCGCTCATAACTTTCTCTTGTTCTTTAGGTGAAGCTTTAGCATATTCATCATAGAGGAATTCCTTACGATCATCTATAAACTTATCTAGCATATGCGCCGATCTAGCTGCTTTTGACTTCTCAGCCATATGCATAGTTTCCATACCTAATGCTCTAGCTACAACATCCCAAGTGCTTATTTCTTCTTTAGAAACAATAGGTAATCCTTTTGGAGTTAGCTTACCTTCTGTAGCATATCTATGGGCAGTCATTACGTTGCGTATGCCCGCTGGCATTATCTTTTCAATTGCTTGTTCGTAATTACCATCCGTCCACGCTTCACTTGCTTTCATAATGTTTGCTGCAGTAGAACCAGCAGCACCTAACATTGTTTTTCCAAAGTCCCCAACAACATCGCCCTTTAATGTTTCGTTTAGATCAGACTCTTGAATCATAGGTATCAAGTCACCAGCACCAATTCTTGGAGTTAGATTCATATTTGTGATAGTGCCTATAGGACCATCCAATATCATTTTAACAACAGTATTGTTAAGACCTGAGCTTCGCATTGCATTTCGCATATCTTGTTCGAGCGAATGCCTTTCGTCCTTATCACCCACAATGTCTCTAATAAAATCAGTAATAGACATGGCAAGACCTGCACCTGGCAAACCTAGAGCACCTGCGAACAACCAATGCATCGCATAAAGACTTCCTAAGAACTTTATACCTTGTCTCCTAACTTCTGGAGATTCCCCTTTCAACGCATCATATCCAGCTTTGCCAAATGCAAAAAGAAGTTTAGCCCCATATTGTTGGAATTGAGAAGCAACCTTAACCATCCCTCCAAAACCTGTCTTAACAAGCGAAGATTGGCCTGTTGCGCCAAAGTCACCCAAGTCTAAGTATGTAGTATCAATCGCGCTTCTAATAGCGTCCTGATGCGTCATACCGCTTCTCATGTTGGCAATGTATGCCGCAG